CTTTGAACGTAGTCGTATGGTTCGCCGTCAATGGTCATCCCGGGCGCTTCGGTGTACACGGCGGTGTAACCCACGCTGAGTTCACACTTGCCGGAGTTGATTGCGTTGATCGCCGCTTTGTCTTTGACGATCAGGTCGCATTGGACGAAATCGCCATCGCGTCGACCTGCACCACGTACCACACCAGCAGAAACCTTTTTAAAGTTNTNACTGTTGACGAGGCCGTCAGGGTGGTTTACAGTGACGTCAACGCCATCGAATGAGGCGAGCGATTCATCTTTGAACACTTCTTCAGCGGGACGGTACACGCGGATGATGCGATTCGGATCGCCAGGGAGACCCAGCTCACGAGCGAGATATTCCTGAATGCCGGTACGTGCGACGTTACCCGGAACGCGCAGAAATCCCTCGTCTGTATATTCACGACGAGTGACGCGATAGCTTGACCTGTCACAAACGATGATCGGCATTAACTGATCCACATGACCCAATGCGGGCAATCATAACCGTTAACAATGAATGAGGCAAATAACGATGAGTACCCCGGATGATGCAACGCACATCGACCCGAGTAGTGGGATATTTTACAAGTGGAATGCCGGTATTGTTGTGTTCTATGACCCAGTTCAAGAAGGGTGGCGTCAGTCATCATGTAAGACAACTGATCACCTCAAATATTTAGTATTTCCAACTGTGGAAACTGTCGCCCCAACACCACGCATCGCCGCCCACGAGTTCCTAGAACGTGGCGTCAGTCACATGCGTGACCGTGCGGTGCAACGTGACAGCGAAGCGGGTGAGCGGTCGATGGCTCGCGCCGTGGCGGCGTTCAATGCCCAGGAGGGTACGAACTTGACCGAGGCGCAGGGCTGGCGATTCATGATCCAGCTCAAGTACGCCCGGGCGGTCAACGGTGTGTTCGTGGCGGATGATTATGACGATCTTTGCGCTTACGGAGGGCTTGCCGGTGAAGCAGCATCTGCCGAGGCGAAGTGACGTAACGGTCGAACAAGTCCGACAAATTCTCGATTACAACCCCGAAACGGGAGTGTTGACGTGGAAAAACAAACCACGCGAGATGTTTACGACGGATCGTCAATTTAAAACGTGGAACACCCGTTTCTCCGGTAAGGAAGCGGGTAACGCCAATGGCGCCAACGGTTACCGTAACGTTGGTGTTCTCGGTGTCTTATATCTCGCACATCGGATCATTTGGATGCATTACTATGGTGAATGGCCCAACGAGGTTGATCATATCAATCATGACAGATACGACAACCGAATCTCAAACCTACAAGAAGCGGTGCGTACGACGAACATGCAAAATTCGTCACTCAGCGTTAACAACACGTCCGGGTTTAACGGTGTCCAATTCAGACGTGGTAAGTGGTTAGCTGTGATTGGAGTGAACAACAGGCGTATCCAGTTGGGTACTTTCTCAAATTTCAATGATGCGGTTGCAGCTCGAATCGCTGCAAACAAAGATCATAAATTTCACCCGAACCACGGTCGCTAACCCTTACCCTCCTGAAACGCCTTAACCTTGAAGTCCGGGACGGCTACCGCAACACAGCGGCACTGGTAGTCAGATCCCGGCTGAATGGGTTCACCCTTGTCGCTCAGCGGTAAATCGTCCCACCGGTAAACCCCTTTCCCGTAGTCGGTCACCTTGTCGGCGATCTCACGGTGGCGATGGCGCACGCGTTGGTCGTGACTGTCGACCCAACGGAAATACGAAAATCCCGCAGCGGTCTGTTTACGCTTGTTCAACTCCCCCTGAACCTTGGCAGTCTGATCACGCGCAATCATTTTCGCCCGACGCGATGTAACGCCGAATTGCTCGCTTAGCGCCTTCTCAATGAACGACGGTCGCATACCGGCGCGCATGTTGGTCATGACGATGTTCTGCACCTGTTCGAGATACTGCGCAGGAATCGACGTGATAAGCATGGCGTTCTGGAACGTCGCGGCTTCCAGGTAATCCCGCGCCTGTTGCGAGTTGCTGAATACGTCGATACCGAACGACCGTCGCCCGCGTGAATTCACACGTATCTGTGACTTTACGAACTCTGACGCGATTGATTCGGCTGCCTGACGTGCGGGAGGGCTGAGCCATTTACCGAGCAGGAATTGTAACGCCCTGGCGATGGTGTCGGCCCAACCGTCGAGTGTCGGCATCGAGTCCTGAACGTACTCGGGCGCGTACTGTTTCACGAGCGGAACGATCACCTCGTCGATGTCTTTTCTCACCGCCCGGGCGATTCGCTGAAGTGCTGCGTTATATCGAACCATTTGTTGACGAGTCCGTCAGAAGGGGTTACAGTTCGGTTCACATTAACACAACGAGGTGGGTTATGAAGCTGATTGAATTGCTGGCGCGTGAGTTGAAAGAATGGCCGTCGGATAAGGACACTCACGCGTGGCAGGATTACGACTCGATGGAAATTCGATTCAATTACAACATTGCTGGCGATTTTGTTGCGACGGAACGAGCTGATGACTGTCAACGTCGTTGCGGTGAGCCGCACCCTAACGATCCGAGTGGATACGTCACTCGTGAGCAGTGGGGAGCTGCCCGTCACGCACCAACCACACCAACACTCGAAACGATGCTGGCCGAGTGGCGCGACCTTGAATCACGTGCTCAGGCGGCACAGACTGAAGCCGACGCACTGTTTGAACACGCCGGTCAATGTCACGGTGAGATCGTTGTGCGGCTTGCTGAACTCGGTTGGGGTGCGCCACGTGGCCCAATGGTTCCGGGTGAGCCGGTTGTGACGCTGGATGACAACGACGGGTGGATCGAGTGGGGCGGCGGTGAGTGCCCGGTCGAGAATGGTACTCGCATCGATACCAAATACCGCAACGGTAGTACCGAACAAAACGTTCCGACCGGGGAACCCGGCACCCGTACATCCTGCGACTTCTGGGTGCACGAAGATTACGAGAACGACATCGTCGCCTATCGTCTCACCCCATCAACACAGCCATAGCCGAGTCGTGTGATACACCGTCGCGGGTCAGGGCGGTGTAAGCACTCATAAACGCGTCAGTCGATAACGCTGGCGCTTTCTCTTCCACGACCGGTTCGGCAGGCATATTCGGTTCCTCCAACCCTTCCAGTTCCTCGATGTCTTCGTCGTTGAACTGATACGCCTCTTCAGCCTGGAGACGGCGTTGAATCTGGCTCACCTGAATCACACCCGCATCGAGATACGCGATATCCGTATCGGCGCGGGTCTTCGCAGCCGTCGCCATCGCCACGGAGTCGGGCTGATCGAGCGGGTTCCAGACGTAGTTATAATCCTCCGGCCAGTACCCCAGCGCCGAACGTACCAACACCTGATCGAGTGAACGTAGGCCCGGGTCGAGCTGCGTCAGTTGTTTCGAGCGGATCGAATTCTTGTAGTTGGTATTGTCACCCTCACCGGTGGCGTTCAAGCCTTTGGCGGACGTACCGAACAGGCGAGTGACCGGGATGTCGGCAGCGCCACTGATCCACGTCATCAGGGTTTCAAGGACTGGTGCAACCCCGGCGAGGTCCAGGGTCTTACGGTCGTACGTCTCGTCACCGTCGAGCAACGCCATCTGTACGAGCGACTTCATCTGACTGAACAGGGTGTAACGGTCGATGATCGCCGAGTCCTGATCGCTCGCCAGCTCGTCGGACAAACCCACACGGGTAATCACATCGACGTTCGCTTCCTGCATCAGCTCAGCGATACCGTCCTTACTCGCGACGATGTCCATGATGTCCTCGAGACACTTACGCAGTTCCGAGTCACCCCAGCCTTGCGTTTGTGCACGTTGACGACGTGGCAGTTTGGCGCCCATGAACCGCGCAAAGTGTGACCAGTGAACCTGTTGCCCGCCACCGTTGATGGTGTAGAACTCAGGTTCGAGGTAATTGGCGGCCAGGACGTTCCATGTGTTAAGCGTCATCGCTTGCATGTCGAAGCGGTCGAACACGATCACACGTTGCAAGTCACCCTTGCGTACCGCGTTCAGGTTGAGCGGTTTGGTCAAGTCCTGACCGGTAATCATGAGAATACCGCCACCACCGTACAGACGTGCCCAGCTCAGCGCCTCGTTGCAGTCCATCGGGATGTGGAGGCGATCCTCTTCGGCGCGGATCTCATCAGCACCGTCACATTTTATCGTGCGCCACTCACGCGTCATGTCCTCAGCGGGAATATCGACGATCTGGCGGGCAAGCCACGAACTTTGGTATGCAGCGTCCCACGATGCCCAGTTGTTGAGCAACGCGTAACTGAACTGGTTGTGGGACCGCTTAGCCTTCGAGGTGCCGAGACCGGAAGCGACGTTAACAAGTCCGTCGGTAGTGGCTGGTAAAGTCATGTTGACGAGCCCGTCATAGTGTCGTATGCTCCAGTGTATCTTAAACGTGGCACAGAGGGGAAATACAGCGATGAGTCAGTTCGTAGTAGGTCAGCGTTACGTAACAATGCGTGAGAATGTTTACCCACCATGTGGACTCTCCGCAGTAGGTGTCGAATTCACATGTGCGATGGTTGACAACGGTGGGGGCTGTTGGGTTGATTGCGACTTAAACGGTCACCCTGGTCGATGGGTCGTCGCGACACTTGGTGAATTGCTGGATGGCGATGTGGTATTGGCAGCGGGTCAAGACGCACCTCACGTTTTACGAATGGTCGACGAGTACAGCGAGCTGCGAATCAAGTTCGACAAGCTGCTGGCGTTCCTGAGGACCGACACATACGCAGGGTTGCACGAGGACGACCAATATTGGCTGAATCAGCAACTCAAAGCGATGAACAGTTACGCCAACATCCTCGACACCCGTATCAACCGCGCCCGTTGCACCATGCCGTCATAACATCGACCCAATCGGCACTTTCGCCAACATCCCCCGGCACGCAGCGATGATGAATGAGTCTGCGATGTTGGGGGATACGATTTCTCGCTTAGCGAGATCCTTCTTGCTCTCCACCTTGACCTTCCCGGCGTTGTCGAAGTCACGCATTGGCGTCGATAGCTCATCGATCAGCTTGGTCAACAACTTCGCATCGCACTCACTCGACAAGCTGATCATCTGATCGGCGGGGAATTGTCGACCCTTCGTCACGGCCAGATACGTGTTACGGAAGCGATCCGCTGCGAGCCACCATGCCTGAGCCTTCAGGTTCGCGAAAAAGTCCTCGTTGGTGATCTTGGTGTCGCCGTAGTGACGTTTCGGGTCGCTCACCTTACCGCCAGCGTTGAAACGGTAGTGACGGCGCCATCCCAGCGAGTTCAGGTGCGACCCTGTACCAGCGCCTACACCGATGCTGTCGTAACCGATCTGCGACGCCTGGAGACGTTCAGCGGTCATTTTCACACGGGCTGCCGACTCGCGTAGCTCATCCTGTCCACCTTTCCACTCGTCGAGGTCGATACAGACCATGCCGTCCATCGCGGTGGTGGCGTTCTTATCGTCCCCATCGTCCGCCACGTCGTAACCGACGGTCTTACCCCCGGTCCATGTACCCGACAGCGGCTTGACGGTCTTGTGCGCATCTACGGCGGCTTGGAGCCACGCACGTTTGATCACGACGCTGTCGTCGCTGTCGAACGGAACGCCTTTGTAGGTGTGGATCGCGAGGTCGTAGTCTTCTTCGAACGCCGACTCGATGTCAGCCAGGGCGGAAGGAGAGAGGAACGGATTCTCGTCGTAATTGATTTGACGGATCAACGTACCGCGTGGTGGCGAGATAACCAGACGTTTCCAGGCGAAGTCGGTAGCGAACCGGGCGTTGAACGAGAACCACATCTCGGCGCCGTCGTTACGCATGACCGTCGGGCGCACCGTGTTGAACGCTGATTCAGTCATCAGGTGAGCTTCTTCCCACCATGACACCGTTGCACCTTCGAACGATTTGATCTCGTCGACGTTACGCGCCACACCGTAGAACCGGAAAAGTGACCCGTTGGTCTTGTGTTCGATGGCGTCGGCGTAAATCTTGAAATTCTTATCCAGGTCAAAATAGCTGATCTTGTCCTTCAGCAATGTGTACACCGAGTCGGCGATACGGTTCTGGAACATCCGCAGGCACAGGAATCGTTCGGTGCTGAAGTTTGCCCGGGCTATGGCCACACCGGCCATGTCGTGGGACTTGGAGGACATCCGGCCACCGTGCAACACCCTGAACCGCACCGGATCGCCTTCAGGCGTCTCACGGGTTGTCCAGAAGTCACGGAGTGCGGGATTAAGAGTTGGACCCATAGAAATCGTCAAGCCTTGCGCGGGTAGTTACTTCACCGGAAAGTTTAATCTCGGTTGGTTTATTGTAACCCTGGAGATCAGCGATTTGTTTCATCGCTGCAACTTGACTATGAGTTTTAACTTTCAAACCATCTTTACCGGCTGTAAGTTCGCTGATAATTGCAGTACCGGCACCAGTCATTTTATCAGGATCTTTAAACGACCATCCGGCTTGTGCAACAACTTCGCCCGACTCTTCGTCGATGAGCGGATTGTTATGTAACGAAATCACATCGTCGATATTAGTTCGAGCCATCGCAGTTAGACGTTCTAACATTTCCTCACGAGACATGATTGAACTTGCGAGTTTCGTAGCGCTTGTTTCAATTGCGACTTGACGCACCGAATCGAGGAATTTTTTAACGCCAAGATTTGCCAAGATTTGACCGCACGAACGTTCGGCGCTTGCATCGGTTTTCGCCTTACCACCGGCCCGACGATACGCAGCACGTTGAGTCAACCCTTCGAGCGTCCCGAGCACCACACCTTGCTGCAAACGAGTCAGTGCGTGGAATGCCGAAACCTGTTCGTCGCTCAGTTCGATGGTGCGGTTGTCGATGGTGATCAGCATTGCGGAAAGCCTTGCGGTTGAGGTCACACGATTGTCGCCGCCGCTGACAGGCGAGTCAATCCCGACGGGTCGTTACCCCGATAATCTGATCCGGGGTATTTATCGGGGTATGTCGTAAGCCCTTGTATTTACTACTAATATATATTTTATACCCCGATACCCTTAATAAATAATATTAGTAGTAGAGTAGTAATGTATATGAGAATACATATCATTATATATAATATC